AGGCCCAGCAAGAAGCCTGGGAAGGCGAACTAAAACAGGAATACGGCACAGCATTTGATGAACGGGTTGCCGCGGCTAGGGGTGCTATTAGAGAGTTTGGAACACCAGAACTTCAAGCGGCCCTTACAGCAAGCGGAATGGGTTCTAATCCAGAATTTGTCAAAGCATTTGCCAAGATAGGTATGGCCCTAGGCAAAGGGCCACAATTTAAAGACGCGGAAGGGTCTGGTCAATTTGGTACTACACCAGAAATGGCACAAGAACAGATCGCGCAAATCCGAGCTAATCCGGCTCTGTACGACGAGAGCCACGCAGAACACAAACTTCTCAATGAAAAATTGACGAAGCTAAACCAATTAGCTTACGGTGAAGAACCCGTTCGTTGATACTCAGATGGGCAACCCGCAAGGGTCCATCAAAACGCCTACAGGGTCCGTTTTACGGGCAACCCTTTTAACCTACTTTTATTTTAACCAACGCAAAAGGAGAATTGACTATGTCAGTTCAAATTACTACTGCGTTCGTTGAGCAGTATAAAGGTAATGTCGAACACCTCGTTCAACAGAAGGGTTCCCGCCTTCGTGACTGTGTCTCAGTTGAGTCCGTCACGGGCAAGAATGCTTTTTTTGAACAGATCGGCTCTACCGCGGCTCAAGTTCGCACAAGTCGTCATAGCGATACGCCCAGAATGGACACACCCCATTCTCGTCGTCGCGTTTCATTAGCAGATTATGATTGGTCTGACCTTATTGACAATGAAGATAGGGTAAGAATGTTGATCGATCCTACAGGGCCGTATGCGAAAGCCGCGGCGATGGCTATGGGCCGGGCAATGGATGATGTTATCATTGCAGCCGCCGATGGCACTGCTTTCACTGGCGTAGCCGGTGGAACTTCAACAGCGTATGCTGCCGCCATGACGGTCGATGTCCAGGTTGGTGTCTCACCGGCTGCAGACACTGGCTTGAATGTTGGCAAACTTCGCGCTGCCAAACAGTTGCTTGATGCTAACGAAGCTGAAGATGGTGATCGCGTTATGGTTATCAACGCAAAGCAACTTCAAAATCTGCTTGCAGAGACTGAAGTTACATCAAGCGATTTTGCCGCTATTAAAGCCTTGGTTCATGGAGAAGTGGACACTTTCCTAGGCTTTAATTTTAAACGTACAGAAAGAATTGGCGTTGATTCTAACAGTGACCATAAAGTTCTGTATTGGCAAATGGCTGGAATGAAGCTCGCTATAGGCAGTGAGCCACAAGTCAAGATCAGTGAGCGTGACGACAAAAATTACGCTACGCAGGTTTTCACTTCAATGTCACTTGGTGCTACCCGGATGCAAGAAGACCTTGTCGGGTACATCGAATGTGACCCAACCTAAAAGGAGGACTTTGATATGGCTGTTACTTCCCAAAAGTCCGTCGAATACACTAATGCGACTGCTTCTCCACCGGTAAACAACAACACCACGGAACAGCATGGCAGTATTCGCTTGGCCTTTTTTACCCACGATCAAGTTGGAACGGGAGACACTGGTTCCAGTGTTGCTCTCTGCGAACTTCCGGCTGGTCGAGTTCGTGTTTTAGCTTCTCTTTCTAGAGCTTATGTAAACTGGACAACTAGTTCAGCTACACTAGACCTTGGCTGGGATGCCTATACAGACCTAAATGGAGATGCTGTAGCGGCTGATCCAGACGGGTTAGTAGACGGACTTTCTGTTGACACAGTAGGTTTCTTTACGCTTGAAGGTGCTATTGCAGCTAACCTTCTTACAGGAGGCACTTACGTGTTTGAAAGCAAAGAGGGTGTTGTTATCCGCGCTACTGCGACTGACAATGCTCAAGTAGCCGGCGACGACCTCGTTGGTTATATTGCTTACGTTGCATGATTGATTGGGAAGGGGCAGCAATGTCCCTTCCCGTCTTTCTTTAGGAGATGTTTGATGGCAACAACTTTTGTCGAGATAGCAAACCGGGCCATCACATATCTTGGTGGCGACCCTATAACGTCACTATCAGACGACACAAAAGAAGGCCGTTCTTGCAATAGGTTGTTTGAGCAAACAAGAGATCAATTATTGAGAGATCATCCTTGGAACTTTGCTATTAAGCGTGCCAGCTTGGCAGCTAACGCTATTGCTCCAGAATACGAATACACAAACGCTTTCGATTTCCCTGATGGAACTTTAAGAATTATCGAAGTTAACACGACTGAGGACTGGGCTGTTGAGGGAAGGCAAATTGTTAGTGATGCCGCTGCTCCTTTGCAAATTGTTTACATTGAAAGAGTAACAGACCCTAATTTGTTTGACGCAAAGTTCATAGAGGCTTTTTCGTTACGCCTTGCCGCTGATATCGCCTACGATATCACAGCATCTCAAACAGTTGCCGCAACCGCAGAACAGAAATATTCGGCTCTATTACAAGAGGCTCGATTAGTAGACGCTCAAGAGAGCTTGTCTGCTAGTGAACAATCCTGGCTGACGGCAAGAAGCTAATGAGTCGTGTATCAACGATACAGACAAATTTTACCGCTGGGGAATTATCCGAAGAGCTTTTTGGCCGTGTTGACATTTCAAAATATGCCAATGGTGCGGAAACCATTGAAAATTTTATTGTGCATCCTCATGGCGGGATTTCAAGGCGTCCAGGAACTAGATTTGTCAAAGAAATAAAAAGCAGCGCAGCAAAGACACGTTTAATTCCGTTTGAATTTTCAACTACTCAAGCGTATGTCCTTGAATTTGGAAATTTATATGTGCGTTTTTATAAAGACCAAGGCGCAATATTAGAGGCTAATAAAACTATTAGCGCGGCGACTAAAGCTAACCCTTGCGTTGTTACAGCTAACTCGCATGGTTACAGTAATGGTGATGAAATATATATAGCGTCTGTCGCTGGCATGACTGAGCTTAATGGTAAATATTACAAGATTAAAAATAAAACCACCAACACATTTGAATTAACAAATATTGATGATGTAAATATAAATAGTTCTTCTTTTACAACGTACACTTCGGCTGGAACGGCTGCTAGAGTATTTACATTAACCACCACTTTTTTAACGGCCGATCTTTTTGACATTCAGTTTGCTCAATCAGCGGATGTGCTTTATCTAGCCCATCAATCTTATGCTCCTAAGAAAATCTCACGAACTGGGCATACAGATTGGACTATAGAAGATATTTCATTTACTGACGGTCCTTACCAAACAGAAAATATAACAACGACAACACTGACACCGAACGCGACTTCGGGCAGTTCAAAAACAATTACGGCAAGTGCGATTACAGGAATTAATGGTGGAGCCGGATTTCAAACAACTGATGTTGGTAGAACTATAAGCATTGGCCATCAGGCTGCAGCCTGGGCGGCAAGCACAACATACGCCGTGGGTGATGTAAAAAGAAACTCAGGCAATGTTTATGAATGCTTAAAAGCTGGCGATAGTGCCGGGTCAGGTGGCCCTTCAGGCGAAGGCGATGAGATTGTTGATAACGAAGTTACGTGGAAGTTTTTACGTGATGGTGGAATTCAATGGGGTTTTGCTACTGTTACTGGAAGAAATAGCACAACCGTTGTTGTGGTTACAGTAAACGCTAATTTCGGCGGAACCACGGCAGAAACAAAATGGCGGCTAGGGGCTTGGTCGGCAACAACGGGATACCCTGCCGCTGTAGCATTTTATGAACAACGATTATTTTATGCGGGGACCAGTGAACAACCGCAAACTTTATTTGGGTCTAAGTCCGGTGATTATGAAAATCATACGCCAGGAACACTTGACAACGACCCTGTAATTTACACTCTAGCTACCGACCAAGTAAACGCGATCCGCTGGTTGTCACCTGGTAAGGTAATGGCGGTTGGAACGGTTGGCGGTGAATTTATTATTTCAGGTTCGACAACGGCTGATCCTCTTACTCCAACAAACGTCAGAGTGGTTAGAGAAGGAACCCGCGGATCGGCACAACATAAGCCGATTAGAATTGATAATGTTGTTATATTTATTCAACGTCAAAAAAGAAAACTTCGCGAATTTACATATGCGTTTGAGCAAGATAGTTACAAGTCACCTGATCTAACAATTTTATCTCCGCAAGTTGCCAAAGGTGGATTAACAGAAGTAGCATTCCAACAAGAACCAAATGCTACTATTTGGGGTTTAAAGGCCGATGGTCAACTTGTCGGCCTTACATACCTACGGGACCAACAAGTTGTTGCATGGCACCGTCATAAAATTGGAGGCGCGTTCTCAACTACGGCTTGGGGCATTGTTGAGAGCCTCGCTGTTGTTTCGGGAACTGGTGAAGATGAATTGTGGATGATCGTTAAACGGACCATTAATGGTGCCACCAGACGGTATGTAGAGCTTTTAGAAAGCACCTTTGACGCCGAAGAAAGT